GGAACTGTATGACATTTTTGCGGCGGAGACGGTGCAGCTGCGCGGCACTTATCCGGCCCTGTCGGTGCGGGCCACGTGGCCGCAGCTGGTGGCCGCAGCCATCTATCAGGCAAACAGCGTGCGAGCGAGCGAGTTCAAACTGACGGCCGCAGCCAGATTTCAAACAAACACCCTTAGAGCGGAGATGGTCCAGCCATGATCGAAATTGCACGGCTCAGCGATGTGACGATTGACGTGACGCTGGTTGGCATTCCTGGCGGCGTGACCGTTACGAAGTGCTATTTGGCGATCAAGACTACTGACGCCGTGACCGACGCAGCTGGGCTGGTGGTGTCGACCATTCCGGTTGGCGGCGTGGCGACGTTCAGCCTGACCGATGCGCAAACCGCGACGCTGGAATCAACGCGGCATGTAATGAGCGTCAAGGCAATCCTGAGCGACGGGCGTGCGGTGCGGCTGGTGCTGGACGAACGGTTTGCGGAAGTTCTAGAACCCGGTGTCGAGGCGATTGCGTAACAAAAACCAAGGCACGGACCAAGGCGAGGGTCAGTGATAAACACGGCGATGAAATTCAGCGGCGACCAGCAGTCCAAGCAGGCACGCTATGCTGAGCGCAAGCAACTGGAGCGGAATGCAATCGTCATTCCGCCCCCGGTCGACTTGGCGCGCCGGCAGCAGTTGCTGGCGGACCCGATGGCGTTTCTGAAGCACTACTTCCCAGATCGGTTCTGGTCACCGTTTGCGGATTACCAGCGGGAAATGGTGCAGCTAATTGTCGATGTGGCGGAGTTTGGCGGCGACCAAGCGATTGCGGCACCCCGCGGCGACGGCAAGACAGAGATCACCAAGGCCATGATCGTCTACTTGATTCTGCGGGGGCTGGTTCGTTTCCCGCTGATCATCGCTGCCAGTGGCACGTTTGCCAGCCGCATCTTTGACGATGTGCGGCGGCACTTCGACAGCAACGAACGCCTAATTGAAGACTTCCCCGAAATCTGTGTCCCGTGTGCTGCGCTTGAGGGCACGCCGCAGCGGGCAGCCAAGCAGTCGCACAATGGCAAGCTAACGGAAATCAAGTGGTCGAACGTCGAGGTGATGTTCGGAAAAATTGACGGACTGCCAGCCACGGTCAAGGGCCAGCCTTGGCACGAAGGTGGCGTCAGTCCTTACAGCGGCGTCTGCATGGCGTGGGCGGGAATGGACAGCGCGATCCGTGGCATTAACATCCGTGGCAACCGGCCGGACTTCGTGCTGGTCGATGACCCTGAAACACGGCAGTCTGCCTTCCATGAAAACCAAGTGGAGACGCGCGACATCATCTTGAACCGTGACGTGGCCGGGCTGGCGGACGGGCGCAAGCGGCTGTCCCGTGTCGTGCTTTGCACCATCCAGAACAATCGATGCCTGGCGGAGAAACTAACCAACCAAGCCAAGGCACCGAGCTGGAACGGCCGGCGGTATAGCGGTGTGGTCAAATGGCCGGAACGGGTGGACCTGTGGCAGCAGTACATGGACCTGCGGCAGGAAGCACAGCGGGCGGGCGACGGGTGTGGCGTGCAGGCTACAGCGTTCTATATCGCCAACCGGGCGGACATGGACGCTGGAGCGGACGTGCTGAACCCTGAACGCTACAGCCGCGCCATGACCCGTGAGGGCCAGTCAATCGAACTGTCGGCCCTGCAGGCGGTCTATAACCTGATCGCCGATAACGGCCTGAACTACGTGCTGACGGAAATCCAGAATGCACCACCGGACGAGGAACAAGCGGAGACGCTGGGCCTTACGGCGCACAAAGTCGCCAGCCGGCTAAGCGGGCTGGAGCGGAACGAGCTGCCGAAGGTCGAAGGCGTGCGGATTACCTGCGGGCTGGACATCGGAAAATATTACAGCCACTGGACCAAGATCGCTTGGTTTGGAAACGCCACGGGTGTCGTGATCGATTATGGCGTGATGGAAACGCCAGGCATGCAGGCGGCCACCGATTCGCAAGCGGTCGAAGTTGCACTGCTGAACAGTCTGCTGGGCTGGCGCAGCGACATCATGGCCAGCAACCCGCCGGAATTCTGCCTTGTCGATTCGGGCGACTATTCGCCGGCAGTGTATGAGTTCATCCGGCGGGCAGGCGGGACACCGTTTGCGGCGTCCAAAGGTTACGCTTCCAGCAAGTTCCACATGGGCACCGAGTCGGGCACCCGCCGGCTATTTGATCGCTGCTATGCCAACCACCAGCCGCAGGAGCGGGTGTGGTTGTACGTGGTCGACACCGAACACTGGAAGGGCTGGCTTCAAGAACGCTTTGTCACGGCGACGTTTAACGAGGCCCACCAGTTCAACGACGGCAGCCTAAGCCTGTACGTCAGCGACGATAAGAAAAAGCACGTCAGTTTCAGCCATCACATCGTGGCCGAAATGCGGGAGGAACTGTTTGTGCCAGGCAAAGGCATGACCCGCAAGTGGCGCGAAGTCAGCAAGAACAACCACTGGCTGGACGCAACCGCGCTGGCCTGTGCAACTGCCGGGTGTTTGGGCATTCGGCTGATCCCACGGGTGACCAGCCAGCAACTGGTCGCAGCGGCTAATAAGAAACAGGCGGCAGGGCAGGCTGTGCGGAATCGGGCGGGCATCGTGTCCAGCACGCCGCACGGTCAGGCTTTCGTCGCAACTCAACGGAAGTGAGCGAATGGCGAAAAACAAGGCAAAGACGGACCTGCCAACAATTGACGAAGTCGAAGTCGGCGGCGTGGAACAGGTGCGAGGCTACGACATGGCAGCGGAAGTGGCAAAGGTCGCAGCCGAGGTTTCGTTTGTGAAAGTCGAGCGGAAAACGGTTTCTGTCCCGCTGGCACGGATTGAGTTCGGCTATTTGAAGCGACGGATTGACCTGCGGAAACTGACCAGAGGCCAGTCACAGGCCCTGCGGCAACTGCAGGAAGCACTGGATGCCGGCGGTGTGAAACTGGCCAACGGCAGCAGCATCGGCTGCGAGGCCAATGCCATCAAGTGGCTGCTGGAATCTCTGGCGGGTTAGGTGCGGAAAATCCGCAAGTTTCCCGTGCTGGTTTTCTGGCAGTGAAACGCAGGTCTGCGGCTAATATTTCGGCATGTCATACGACCTAACCACTGTCGAAGACGACTTGCTGGAATACTCCGACTTCGAGGAGACGGACAGCGTTAGCCGCGCCAAAAGTTTCATCACTGCGGCTAAACGCTGGATCATCCTTGCGGCAGCGAGTGCGTCCAACCAAGGCAGCAGCCTGACCCGCAGCAAGCCGGAAGTCATGCAGATGCTGGCGCGCGCCCAGTCGTTCGTCGCTGCCAAGGATACGGCAGCAGCCAGCCAGTCCCGTGTTCGGTTTCTAGGCATCAGCCAAGGATTCAGATGACGGCAACGCCACGCCGGCAAAAGAAAACCATTGCGAACACGTTCGACACGATTCGCGCTGATTACGACATGAGCCGGGAAAGCCGGTTCATCCGTCGCCGTGTTGGCCTTGCCCCACGCGGGGGCAGTGCTGATTTCCATTACCGCACGGAAGAGTTCTACTATCGCGACATCGAAAAAGCCCGAGACATGGACCGCAACGACGCCATTGTCGGGCAGACCATCGACCGGGCAGTCGCCAATATTGTGCAGGACGGGTTTTCCTTGGACGTTCGCACGGGCGACCCGTCGCTGGACCTTGAACTGTGGAACCGCTGGCAGGCATGGACTGCATCGCCTGACGACTGCGACATGGCCGGCGAGTTTACTTGGCAGGACGTGGAACGGCATGTTATGCGGTCGGTTCTGCTGGACGGCGACATGGTCGTTCTTGGCACGGCTGGGGGGCAGATTCAGCTAATTGAAGCGCACAGCATCCAAACCATCACGCCGCAGGAAAACACGTTTTTGGGCGTCACCCGTGACGACTACGGCCGGCGGACCCGTTATTGGTACTCGGCCGACAAGCGGGACGGTGGCGTTTTGGCTGTCGTGGGCAACCAAAAGGAAACCGCAGTCCCTATCGACGTGCGAGACGAGAACGGCGACCGGGTGCTGTTTCACGTTTACAACCCGCGCCGGGTAAACCAGACCCGCGGCGTCACGGCACTGGCCCCCATCTTTTCCGTCGCCGGGATGTTCGAGGACATTAACTTCGCGAAGTTGGTCCAGCAGCAGGTGGTTTCCTGCTTTGCCATTTTCCGCAAACGCAACCCAATTGCCGGTGGCGGCCCGCTTCCGTCCACCGATGGCTACGGCCTGCCGGAAACCGAGCAGACGGGAGCCGGCACCCGCTACATCGAAAACATCGGTCCCGGCATGGAGATCATCGGGGGCGAAGGCGAGGAACTGCAAGGGTTCAGCCCGAACGTGCCGAACGCTGAGTTCTTCGACCACGTCAAGCTAATGCTGCAAATCATCGGCGTGAACCTTGGCCTGCCGCTGTGCCTGGTGCTGATGGATGGCAGCGAGACCAACTTCAGCGGCTGGCGTGGTGCGGTGGACGAGGCCCGCAAAGGCTTTCGGGCCAACCAGACCAACCTGCTGAACCGGCTTCATAAGCCAGTTTATGAGTTCAAGCTGCGGCAGTGGATTGCGGAAGACCGGGCACTGGCCGCAGCTGCCAAGGTCGAAGGCATCAACATTTTCGGCCATCGCTGGAACCCGCCGACCTGGCAATACATCGATCCGGTGGCAGACGCACAGGGCGACGCGCTGCGAATCCAGAACGCACTGACCAGCCCCCGCCGGCTACATGCCGAAGGCGGACGGGACTGGGAGGAAATCGCCGACGAGATTGTCTCGGACATGAGCTACGCCATCGTCAAAGCCAAGCAGCGAGCCGTCGCTATCAACAGCCAGTTTCAGGACAACGCACCGGTTCACTGGCGCGAGCTGATTAGCCTGCCGATGCCAGCTGGAATTCAGATGACGATGCAAGACAGCCAAGCGATGGTCCAGCAGGCAGAGGCACAGGCCGAATCGACCGCTGCCGAGCAGGCACCGACCGCCGAAATGGTCGGCGTGGGCCGCAAGAACTGGCAGAACGCACGCAAGGCCATCAACGACATCCTGAAAGAATTGACTGGCGGGCAAATCAGCGAGCGGCGGGCACGTCTCGAACTGGACAGTCTCGGCGTTCCGGCCAGCAAAATTGACGTTTACATCGAAGACGCCAGTGACGGCACGATTGACACGCCAGAGGAGCAGCTGACCGATGAATGAGATCAAGTTATACGGCACGATCGGTTATCCAGGCATGACCAGCCAAATGTTTAAGACCCTGCTGGCTGAGTCCGACCCGTCGGAAGAACTGGTCATTCGCATCGACAGCGAAGGCGGCAGCGTGTTTGACGGGTTCGGTATTTACGACGCCATCGCTGCATGGGAAGGGCCGACCCGCGCCGTGGTGGAGTCCAGTGCGTTCAGCATTGCCAGTTTCATCGCAATGGCAGCCGACACGGTGGAGATCACCGAGAACGGTTACCTGATGATCCACAACCCGTGGATGCAGTCTGAAGGTGATTACGCACAGTTGGCCAAGGACGCACAAACACTGGCCAACCTGCGAGACAAGATGCTGGCCGTGTATTCCGAGGCCAGCGGAAAGACCGCAGACGAAATCGAACAAGTGATGAAAGCGGAGACGTTTCTGGATGCCGGCGATGCCGTGTCTCAAGGGTACGTTGACCGCGTTTTGCCGACAGCCCGCAAAAGCGTGGCAGTGGCGAAATACAAAGGGAAATTGCCGGTGCGGGTTGTCGAGTCGCTGAACGTCAGCGACGACCTGTGCGGCGAACAGGAAACTCAAACAGGAGCAAATCCCATGAGTAACCAAAAGATTCTGGCAACGACCAAGAGCATTAAAGCTCGCTGGCCGCTGGCCAAGTCTGACTTTATCGTCGCCGCACTCGAAGCAGAGATGACCGACGATCAAGTTGCTGAAAAGTATTACAGCGAGATGCAGCAGGAAAACGAGCAATTGAAGGCTCGCCTTGCTGCGATGGAGCAGGAGATGGTTGCGCTCAAGGCCAAGGCCGAAGAGATGACCGTCACCGAAGTCGAAGAAGACGACGAAGAGGAAAAAAAGGTCGTGATGCCAGCCGCCAAGGCTCGTCCTGGCGTGGCTCCGGTGGCGTCTGTCACCGCCTCAAAGCCGGTCGCCAGCGCCAAGGCCCAGTGGGAAGGCGTTGTCGCAACCTACACGGCAAAAGGCATGAAGAAGGCAGACGCTGCTCGCAAGGCGGCACGCGAACACGCTGGCCTGCGTGATGCGGTCATCGCCGAAGCAAACAACAAGTAAACAAACACAAGGAGCGAAAACATGAGTCAATATGTAGAAGCATCAGTCCGAGGCTTTACCGCCGGGGCTGCAATCGGTCAGTTCTTGCGAGTCTACCTGACAGCCAGCAACACGCTGGCACTGGCAGGAGCAAACGACTACGGCATCGGAACGATGGAAGACCCGGCAACGGCTGCCAATGAGCAGGTCGGTGTTCGGCTGAACAGCGCGATGGGCACCCGCAAGTGCGTGGCCAACGCCGCGATCACTGTCGGCGACCCGGTTTATCTGGCCGCATCGGGCAAGGTCGGCGCAAGCGGATCCGTTCGCTACGGCACGGCACTCGAAGCCGCCACTGCCGACAATGACGTGATCGAAGTCTTGGTCGACGGCAACACTGGCGGCGTGCAGCACCTGCGGGCGCGAGTAACCACGGCCAACGTCAACGCCGGAGCGACCCTGCTGCCAGCGATTCCCGGCCGCAGTTACCGGCTCGTCGATGCGACGATGATTTCCATCGGCGGCAATGCGGCTGGCGCAACTGCCGTACGCATCTCTGCCACCCAAGCCGCCTCTGGCGTGCAGCTGGTCAGCAACACCGTAGGCGCTTTGACCCAAAGCACCCGCGTATTGGCTGGCGTTACCGCCAACTCCAGCATCCTCGCAGACGGTGCATCGTTCGCGCCATGCGATGCCAACACTGCGATCACCTTGACCGCATCGGGCACACTGACCACGTCCACCAACATCGACGTACTTCTCAGCTACGTCGTCGACGCCTAATAACCAAAACTGAAAAAGGAGCTTTCACATGCCATCACCTACCAGTGCATTAACCACACTGCGGCCAGACTTGGCCAGCTTTTTGGAGTTCGACCTTGAAAGCGACCGCCTCGGCTACGTCGCCACCAAGGTCTTTCCCGTTGTCGATGTCGCCAGCCAAGCCGGCGTCTTCGGCATTATTCCGGTGGAGCAACTGCTACAGCAGCGGACCACCAACCGGGCACCCGGCAGCGGTTACAGCCGTGGCAACTTCACCTTCACCACCGGAAGCTTCGCCTGCGAAGAACACGGTGCAGAAGAGCCGGTCGATGATCGCCAGGCGAAGATGTACCGCGAATACTTCGACGCTGAGCAAGTGTCGACCATGCGGGCATTTTCTGCCGTTCTGCGGAACGCCGAGCAGCGTGTCGCTGACGCAGTGTTCAACGCCACCACTTGGAACGGTGCCAGTTTGACCACTGGCATCACCAACGAATGGGATGACGTGGCCAACGCTGTGCCGCTCACCGACGTTGATGCGGCAGTCAAGAAGGTTTACGACGGCAGCGGCCTGTGGGCTAATGCCCTGATCTGCAACCAGAAGGTGTTCCGTAACCTGCGACGCTGTGCCCAAGTCATCGACGCCATCGAGTCGGGTGGCGCGGGTGACGCTGCCAAGCAGTCTGACATTACCGCTGAGCAATTGGCGCGGGTGTTCGGGCTGGAAATGGTGATCGTTGCTGG